TTGATGTAACCTCCAAGTAACTTACGCAGAGCGATACCCCCGGATTTGTCAAATGATAAGTTCGGGGGTATCCTCTTTTTAGGAGGTGAAAAACATGGAAACATCACAAAATGGCTATCCAGTTCTAGAGAATCTGGATGACTGCAAATACTACGTTATCAACTCAACTACCGGCGTGCGAGTGCCGTTGTCGCCCACCGAGGCAGGCGAAGTAGTCGCCCTGTTTCTAAAGCGATTTGATAAGTTTGTCGAACCACTAGATAGGACAGACACTCACGGATTCAACAGGCGCAAGGTAGCGAATTCGGAAGATTGGAGTAATCACTCTTCTGGAACTGCCGCCGACTGTAACGCCACCAAGCACTTGCAGGGCACGATAGGTACATTTACCGATAAGCAGGTTGCCACGATTCGAAAGATTCAAGACGACTTCGATGATGTAATCAAGTGGGGCGGCGACTATCGCGTTACTAAGGACGAAATGCACTTTGAGGTTATTTCAGACATTGAGGCGGTATCGCTGGTTGTTCGCAGGCTCAACCGATTCGGCAAGGTGTATCTTTCTCGACTACTCCCGGGCAAGAGGAACTTGGACGTATACATGGTTAAGCGAGCACTACGCCGCGAGGGCTATGACTCTGGAACATTAAACTTCTACTACGGAGTTGCGTTGACCAGAGCATTGAGAAAGTATCAAGAAAACAACAACCTGAGTGTGAATGGCGCGGCAGACAAGCCGACTCTAGAGCACCTAGGATTCAAGCCACAGTAAGGAAGGAGGAACAAATTTGCTACCCATTAAGAATGGAACAATCAACGTACCCTATGGGGTGCGAGGTTCATATTGGCAGGCCGGTTACCACACTGGCACAGACTTTGTTGCAAACATTGGTACACCAGTGAGAGCAACCAAGGCCGGTGTTGTCGTGTTCTCTGGATATACCGGTGGATGGGGACAGTCTTATGGCTATCACATCATCGTATCCAGTTGGCACAACGACAGGTTGGTCCGTCATATGTACGCGCATCTGTCACATCGAGCGGTAGGTCTAGGCGAGCGTGTCAAGACTGGTCAGTACCTAGGTGAATCTGGCAATACCGGAAACGCCACAGGCCCGCACTTGCACTATGAAGAGAGGTGGGCACCCTTTGGATACTATGACAATAAGGCACCCGTCCTTCTAGACTATTCTCCTGCACCTGTAATCTCGGTGAGCAAGGTCCAACCGGGCAAGAGAAACCTACACGTACGCCGCCTAAAGAGGAGGCTCAACAGGTACTTCCCAAAGAAGAAGCCTTTGCGAGGCCTGTACTTTGGTAAGGAACTGCGCGAGCGTTATGCCGAGTACCAACGTAATCTCGGATATAAGGGTGACGACGCCAACGGCAGGCCGGGATGGAAGTCCTTGCGTAAATTGGGATTTAGAGTCATCAAGTGATATAATAGAACTATCTAGTTGCCCGTAGTGGCAGCCGCGAGTCCATGGACAGTGCGATAACCGGATACTCCGTGTGTGGCTAAGTTGGGATTTCGTGCCTTTAGGATAGTTATGTTACCGGGATACCCCTGCTGCTTTTGCAGTGGGGGTTTTCTCGTAGTATAATCCTTTCATGACCTACGCACAAGTTGCTCTACAAGATTTGCCTTCTAGGCTGTGGGTATTGGATGGAGATTCTCCTTTCGTAGACCAGACCACTTTTGGTCCTGCCGCCACCACCCCATCGACTGCGAAGCACGCCTCTCTAATCAAGGGAGCCAATAGCGCTATCCTTATCGGCAATACTAATAAGTTGACGCTTGATGCTCCCATCATGAAGAGGGGTAGGGAGGACCAGCCGTTCACTATCGAGGTTACCGTACGCGTAATCAAGAAGGAAGATTCCAACGCACAGATTCAGATTTTTGGTACCGCTTCTGCCATGGACGGCCTAGTGATTGCCGGAACGGTAGTATCGTTCACCACTAAGTATACCAACACTGGTGAGGCACGATGTGAATTCGATATGCAAGAATACTCTACGGCAAGAATCGTTGCTGTCCACAGCAAGGACCGAAACGCTCTATACGTTGGTGGCGACTTGGTAGACGATGTTGTAATTACGGATGAGCAGCAGGCTGATACCTACCTCGCAGCAGGCACCAGTCTGTCCGCAGGAACGACCACCAGCACCAATCTACTAGCGATGAACGGACTAGCGGTTTATACCCGAGTATTGGATGAGGCCGATATTAACCAGCACGTCGATGAGGCGTCTGACAACATGGACGAATTCACCGTGGGTGCCGCTTACGGCGGTATCACGTTCGCCCTGAATTCTTCTACTTCCATCCCGGTTGCAGAATATACCTACACAGATGACCGTCACTGGATGAGCGGTAGGTTGTCAGGAACCGTAATTGACGATGGTCAGATAGTTCCACAAACCGTTGGAACCACATCTATTGCTGGACTGTGGGAGACTGTTGCCCCACTACCGCCCGACATTACGCTCTCCTCTATTACTCTGAACTGGCAGGGTGAGGGGGAGACGGTATACAGTAGTGTAGATGGAGTTACTTGGGTTCAAGAGCGTCGGGGCGCAAAAATCTCAACAGTCAACGACGGATTTACCACCAACGGGAAGGTGCTGTACCTGCGTGTTTCCTTCCCGGGAGGAAAAGAAAACGACAAGTCTTACTTCGACTCACTAGTCGTTAACATCTATGGACCAGTGGCGACGGTAGCCCCAAGCCTAGAGACCAGAACTCTCACTCTCGTCAATGCCAGTATCGAGGCAGACTACGATATCACAGACTATCATGAGAACTGGGGAATGGAGTTGAACAACGGAACGCTTACCCTTAGTGGTTCTTCTCTTACGGCTATCTCTCCACAGACTATTCAGGTGTGGGCCAAGAAGGGCAGCGGTAGTTTTAGCGATAACATCAAGGCAACAGCCACTAACTGGTACACCAATGACGGAACATATTCTCAGGAGTTCCAGACGGATGAGTGGCAACTCCGTACTTACGTTGTTGTTGGTGGCCATGCGGGGACACTATCGTTCACTGGTACCGGCCAGATTGGATGCATCGTAATCTACTCAAAGCAACTGAGTTTGGCAGAAATCAAGGACACCTACACCTCATATGTAGGAACCAAGTCTGTTACGTTGCCGTCGTCAGGAACGATAGGAATTATTGACATTTCTAGCGCAGTAGATATTTATGAATACGATTGGGCCATTGAGTCGGCAGGGTAATTTGCCACATAAGCCCTAACATGCTATTATCGTTTGCATGAAACTAACTACCACGAACAAGGATGCTGTCGAAGAGTATCCCTACGGGATGTATGTTTGGGTCACTCCTGACGGATGGGTCGTTCAAGACGACGATTGCAACGTCATGAATGTCTTTTGTATGAAGGGTGACAGGCGTGCGATTGACGCTATTCGTCAGGCTGCTGCTTACTGGGGATTCCCAGAAGGCAAGCCGGTATGGTGGTCAGGTAGGCGCAGAATTGATGATGAAGAGTTTGAGCATCAAATCTCCCGAGAGCAGATGGGGCTAGTTCCAGACCCGTTTGATTTCGCAGCAATCAAGGAAGAGGAAAAGGCACTAAAGCAGAATGGGCAACGTTGAGATTGCACAAGAAGACAACGCAGAACTCCCTGTAGTGGAGTACGTTGCCACCCTCAACAAGAGGATGGTCGACGAAGGTGTTGTAGACCCCTTTTCTCGTAAGGCCGAAGAACTAAAGGATGAACTAGACGGGCATTCGCCGGTATTCAAGGCCTCGGTCACCCGCTCCCTAAACAAGGTCCGCACCGGTACTGGTGGAGCCAAGTCCAAGATGATTCATGAGGACAAGGAATGGCTTAGTGGATATGATACGTACGGTGTAATCGAGCCACCACACAATCTGGACGCGCTGACTAAGTTGTATACTGTGTCGGCTCCACACTACGCAGCGGTAAATGCCAAGGTCTCCAATATTGTTGGGCTAGGATACAACTTCGTTGAGTCTCGCAAGACCAAGAAGAAGTTGGAAAAGGTAGCCGACAACGAAAACAAGACCAAGAAGTTGAACGAACAACTTGCTGACCATCGTGATGAGTTGGAGCAGATGTTCGAAAAGTTCAACGCTGAGTGCTCCTTCCTAGAAACTCTTGTCCGCGTTTGGCGTGACTACGAAGTGACTGGAAACGGCTACCTAGAGATTGGTCGCAAGAAGGATGGCACCATCGGGTATGTAGGACATATCCCCGCACAAACTATGCGAATCCGTCGCAAGCGTGACGGTTTTGTCCAGATGACTGGATTCAAGGTACAGTTCTTCGCCAACTACGGAGATGCCTTCGATGAGAATGGCAAGCGTCAGCGTATCACCAACCCGATTGGTAGCGGCGAGCCAAACGAAGTCATCCACATCATGAAGTACAGTCCAACCTCTGGATATTATGGTGTGCCAGACATCTTGGCTGCCCAGCAGGCAATCGCCGGTAACAAGTTTGCTGGTGACTACAACCTTGATTACTTTGAGAACAAGGCTGTTCCTAGGTATGCAATCATCCTAAAGGGGGCAACACTTAGTGCCAACGCTGAGGATGCTCTACTGTCGTTCTTTGAGACATCTTTGAAGGGGCAGAACCACAGGTCCATCTTTATCCCTCTACCGGCCCACACCAAGGAGAACCCGGTAGACTTGGAGTTCAAGGATATCGAGACTGGCAACCAAGACGCATCCTTCGTTAACTTTAAGAAGGAGAACACGAACGAGATTCTCATGGTACATCGTGTTCCGATTACCAAGATTTCTATTAGCGCCAACGCCAGCCTAGCAATCGCACGAGACGCAGACAAGACCTTCAAGGAGCAGGTCTGTGGTCCAGAGCAGACAATGTTCGAAAAGAAGATTGCTCCAATGGTTCTGGAGATTACAGATGCGTTTGAGTTCGCACTGAACCAGATGACGCTAACTGACGAAGACACCCAGTCCAAGATTGACGAGCGCTACATCAAGAATGGTGTGGACCTGACAAACGAGATTCGTGCCCGCCGTGGTCTACCAGCCGTAAAGGGCGGTAACGAAAGGGTAGACCCCAATGCCAAGGCTAAGTTGGATGCCCAGAACGCAGCAGCAAATCGTGAGCGTGACGCTGAGCGCAGCGCCGCAGCATCAGATTCAGCCGGGGAGGCAAGACAACCAAAGGGAGAGGGCCGAGCGAGCCCATAAGTTAGATGACTAAGAAAGAGCGTTTCGCAGAAGCACTACTGTTGCCGATTAACCCGGCACTGGTAGTGCTTCTCGGCATTTATACGGTTGTCTGGGGACTGTGGATTGCCAATCCATTCTGGGACGTGTTTTCTACCGCTCCCCTGTACTCAGCCATGGCCAATATTGCTGCCGAGTATATTTGGGGAGGCATCGCTATTGCTGCTGGAATTGTGACGATTGTTGGCGCGGTTGTCAGAAACTATGGAACTCTGACCCGAGGCGCGGCGGTAGCCTTCTTGCATTGGTTCGTTATCTCTATTATGTATTTCATGGGAGACCCTCTCAATACTGGAGGTATCACTTCTCTAGTTATCGCTTCGTATGCAGCGGTAGTCTACTGGAACATCCGAATCAATTTCAAATCAGATTGCAGACCGAATAGGCACAAAATGATTAGAAGGTGACCTTTTTGACACAATTATTTTGCATTGTAAAAAGGTTTGCTGTAATATACAACCATGAGCAAGATTGCTAAGAGCCAACTAAGGGTCGACGGTAACCACATTCAGATGTCCGTGCCATTTGGCAAGGTGGACAAGGAGAACCGTTTGGTATCCGGTTTCGCTACCCTGAACAACCTAGACACTCAGGGCGACGTTGTTTTGGCCGAGGCATCCCGCGCAGCATTCAAGGCTGCTCGCGGTAACATTCGTGAAATGCACCAGCCCATCGCAGTCGGTAAGATTGTAAACTTCGAAGAGAAGGATTACTTTGACCCCGATAGCGGAGAGATGTTCACCGGTATCTATGTAACCGCGTACGTCTCCAAGGGCGCTCAGGACACATGGGAAAAGGTGCTAGACGAGACGCTCACGGGATTTTCCATTGGCGGCGAGATTACAGAAGCCGACAATGAGTTCGTCAAGGAGGCCAATAGGACTGTCCGATTCATCAAGGGATACGACCTAACGGAACTTTCTCTTGTCGACAACCCGGCCAATCAGTTGGCCAATGTATTCTCCATTCAGAAGTCCGCATCTGGTTCTATGATGGTGAAGGGCATGATGTCCAACACTTTCATCGAGAACGTATTTGTCTGCAAGGACGACGAGACCGTAATTGTAAAGGACTCGGCGGCAGAACAGTGCCCGGTGTGCGGTAAGGCTATGGAGAACGCTGGATGGTTTGAGTCTGGCGCGAATAGAGTAGACAAGGTTAGCAGCATTGTTTCTAATTTCTGGAACCCAGCCGAAACGGAGGCCGCACCTGAATCCGATAGTGAGGGAGGTGTAGTAGAAATGGGAAAAAAGGATGAAGTAACCAAGAGCGAGACAAAGCCTGAGGATGTTGAGGAGCCAACTCCTACCGTCGATGAGCCGGTAGAGGTAGAAGAGGCCCCATCCGAGGAGGAGTCCGCAGAAGTTTCCGAGACAGAGGAAGACCCAACAGAAGAGGAAGCCGTTGAGGTCCCCGAGGTTGAGGATGATGAAGCAGCAATCGCCAAGCGATTTGACGAACTTCATGACGCAATCACACATTCACTAGAGTCTACCAAGGCTGAGACTGCCGAGCGAGTCGCAGAGTTGGAGAAGGTAGTGGCAGAGGCAAAGGATGATTTCTTGGCGAAGGCCAACGAGATTGAATCCAAGATTAATGGCCTCGTAGAGAACGTGACGGCCCAGAAGGCAGCACTCGCTGCCATGGAGGCCCGAGTCGAGAAGATGAACTCTTCCGACGCAATTAGGAAGTCTGCTGAGTTGGAGAACGATTCAGCAGAGAAGAATGTACAGAGTAACTCACTATGGAACGGCGCTTTCTCACCGGGACCGCGTAGAAGCGGTTTCTCAGTCGATGATTTGTGAGAATTACCTGTCGAATGAAAACAAATACCAAATCAGGAGGTGAAACAAAAAATGGATAATTTGCTACAGAAGGTCATTTCTACTACAAGCATTGGTGCGGATAACACCAACGGTGGTGGATTCTTGAGCCCGCAGCAGGCCGGTACTTTTATCGACTACATGTGGGACGCGACTGTTCTTGGCTCTCAGGTTCGTACCATCAGGATGCGTGCGAACGAGGTAGAGTTGGACCGTATCTCCATCGGTGAGCGTCTTGTACGAGTCGCAACCGAGGCTGTTGATGACGGTGTGAACCCTGCTGTTGCCTTTACGAAGGTATCCCTAACCACTACCAAGTTGCGTATGGACTGGGAACTTTCAACCGAATCCCTAGAGGACGGTATTGAGGGTGCAGCGCTGGAGGACCACATTGCTCGTCTAATGGCATCGCAGGCGGCTAACGACCTAGAGGATTTGGCAATCAACGGAGACTCTGTGGGTCACACCCAGAACGCTCTATTGAAGGCATTCGACGGTTGGAGGAAGCGTCTGTTCTACGGAGGTACTGTTCTTGATGCAGGTACGATTACGCTACCAGACGGTACCGGTGCAGGTGAACTACACCGTGGTACTTTCAACGCAGCACTTCGTGCTATGCCACGTCGCTTCATGAACCGTCGTCGCGGTCTACGATTCTTCACTCAGACCGGATTGCTACAGGACTTTATGTTCCGTGAGCAGTTGATGGACCAAGGTGGATTCCCTGAGCGTACCGGCAACACTGCTGGTGGCGACAACAACCCGGCTGAGAACGCTGGTTGGAGTCCTGCGGCACCGTATGGTGTTCGCGCACAGGAGGTTCCGCTATTCCCAGAGTACGCAACCCCAGACCTTGACGGTGCTGGTGCGGGTACTGCTGGAACTGGTTCCGACGTATGGCTAGTAGACCCTCAGAACCTAATCTGGGGTGTCAAGCGTGAGATTCAGGTCTTCCGTGAGTTCAAGCCAAAGAAGGACACCATTGAGTACACCATGTACACCCGTGTGGGTGCTAACGTGGAGAACCCAGCGGCATCCGTCGTGGTCAAGAACGTACGTTACGCTTCTTGATTTACTCGCAGAAACTAAGCAGCGGGGAGGGGAACCTCCCCGCTGTTCTGCGTTTTGACAAAAAGTATGATATAGTAGATGCAATGACACCACAAGGAGGAATAATGTCACTACCAACTAGGTTTGAAGATTTGCCGGTAGCAGAACTAAGGCGTTCGGCTGTTGAGGATTTCGCAGTCCCGGTAGAAGGCGATGACAACAAGAAGACTGTTATCGCAGCATTGGCCGAGGCCGGTGTGGATTGGGCCGCATACGTCGAGCAGCATCCAGAGGTAAAGCCAGAGGAGCCAGCCGTAAAGCCAGCCGATAACTTTATCGAGCGCGAGACCGAGCGTGACCGAGGAAACGTAATCACTTCCGAGTCCATGCGCGCACCTGTTACAGCAGAGCCTGTAGTAGCAGCGCCAGTAGTAGCATCTGGTAGCCAACCATGGCTTATCAAGATGACTCGTGAGAACGTTCGCTACGACACCAAGGGTTACACCTTCACTCAGGAGCATCCATATGCTTTGGTACAGCCTGAGGATGTAGAGTATCTGTTGGAGCATGAGGACGGTTTCCGTCAGGCATACCCATCAGAACTATCTGAGTTCTACTCAAAGTAATTTGATATGAGAATGTGACCATGCTATAATTCCAGCATGGCCGTTACATACGATTTTTCATGGGCACAGGGCGAAGACAAGGCTATCTCCATGGTCTACAAGACCGGGCCGGTAGGCGCTTCTGCTCCGCTAGACCTTAGTAACCACAAACTGCGAATGGACATTGTTGGTCCAGACGGCGTGGTTCTAGTTGTTGCCAATGACGAGGCTATTGCCGATACCGACCCATACACGGCGGGTAATCAGGCAGACAACGCCTTCGAAGTAGTTCTTACGGGCGCGGGAGAAATTACCATTAATCTCTCCCGCGTCCTTACCCTGCCCGGAGGAGCCTTCTATAAGTACATCTCTGCAAATCCTCCAGTGCGAACGTTTTCTTATGATGTTTTCCTGCGTGATGCTTTTGAGAAGCAAATCAAGATTATGCAGGGCACCATCACTATCGAGAGGTCCGTAACTCACTGGCTATGACCGAACTCATTGTTGAGTCTGTCAACGAGACGGTCATTATCATCGAGGGCGGTCCGACGCTCTCCACTACCGTTGACGAGGTTACGGCAACCATTGTCCAAGAATTTGCCGACCCAGTTCTCATTGACCTAAACTCTGGACCAGCGGGACCGCCCGGTGCCGCCATCCTTACCGGCCCTCACCCACCTGAGACTACTGTGGGCGTTATGGGTGACATGTATATTGTCACCCAAGGTACCGTACTGGTTGGTCAGGTGTTCAGGAAGACCTCTCCTGCCACGTGGACCGACGTAGGAAATGTTCGTGGACCTGCCGGTGGTGTAAATACCGTGAACGGCTACACCGGCCCTGACGTTATTCTGACGAAGGCCGACGTAGGGCTAGGTAACGTCACCGACGCCGCTCAGGTAGAGTTGACCGGTGCGCAGACTATCGGAGGCACTAAGACCTTCACCTCCGCGCCGGTAGTCCCTGATGCCTCATTTGCTATTGCCAAGATTAGTGGTCTACAGGCAGCCCTAGACCTAAAGGCTGTTGACGCCAATGTTGTACACCTGAGCGGTGCGGAGACCATTGCTGGTGTTAAGACATTCTCTGCTGCTCCCGTGGTTCCGGACGCATCCTTTGCTATTGCAAAGGTGAGTGGACTACAGTCTGCATTGGACGGCAAGGAAGGCAGTATTACCGCTGGTACTACCGCCCAGTATTGGCGTGGTGACAAGACTTGGCAAACCCTCAACAAGAGTGCGGTAGGTCTAGCGAACGTAGACAATACTTCGGATGCCAATAAGCCTATCTCTACCGCCACACAGGCAGCACTGGACTTGAAGGCTCCTATTGCCTCACCGACTTTTACAGGTACCGTAAGCGGTATCACCAAAACGATGGTTGGCCTAGGTAACGTGGCCAACGCTGCTCAGGTAGAACTTACTGGCGCGCAGACTATTGCGGGGGTAAAGACGTTTTCGTCCTCCCCTATCGTTCCTACTCCTACCACCGCTACTCAGGTAGCCAACAAGGATTATGTCGACACTACAATCAATGCTATTGTCGACGCCGCGCCGGGAACCCTAGACACCCTTAACGAGTTGGCGGCAGCCCTCGGAGACGACCCTAACTTTGCTACCACAATGACCAACCAGTTGGCATTGAAGGCACCATTGGCTAGCCCAACATTCACCGGTACCGTATCTGGTATCACCAAGGCCATGGTTGGTCTCAGCAACGTAGACAATACGTCTGACGCCAACAAGCCGGTCTCTAGCGCAACCCAAACAGCCCTTAACCTAAAGGCGAACATTGCCTCTCCTACGTTTACTGGTACGGTCTCTGGTATTACCGCTACCATGGTTGGATTGGGAAACGTAGCCAACTTGGCGCAGGTAGACCTAGTAAACGCCCAGACGATTGGTGGAGCCAAGACATTCTCCGCACTCATCACCGCGAACGCTGGTATCACAGTTGTGGGCACCGTTGCAGCCACCACCTTGACTGGTGCTGGTTCTGGAATCACTGCGCTGAATGCATCCAACTTGGGTTCTGGCACCGTGCCTCAGGCAAGGACTATTCCAAACATCCAGAGGTTTAATCACGGTTCTACAGCCAGCACGGCACGACCAACCGGCACTACTTACGTTGAATGGATTGGTTCCGTCACGCCTACAAACATGGCTACGGATGACACATGGATTAACACCTCAACCAACGGTAATACATCTGAGATGTATCCCTCTGGAACTATAGTAGCGAGTGCTATAGCCTCTTCTACTGCTCCTAGTTCATGGTACTGGTGTGAAGGTCAGCAAGTCTTGATTTCTGGTGACACGGCACTCTACAACGC